GTGGCGTGCTGTTCCTCCAGCGTTATGTCTACCAAGTCTTTGGTTTGGCATTCGCTTTGACCAAAGTTTTGGTTGAGGACGGTGACCACATCCGCATCGGTCAGGTTTACGCTCGTCACTTGGCTCAGTCATTGATTGAGACTAAAGAGACTCTGTCGGCGAACATTTTGAACCGTGCGTTCAATGCGTCCTACCCCGGCGGCGACGGCGTGGCTCTGAACAGCACCTCTCACCCAATCGTGAACGGTACATTCAGCAACCGCTTGACCACTGACGCTAACCTGTCCCAGACATCGCTTGAGCAGATGCTGATTCAGATTCGTCAAGCAGTGGACAACAACCAGAAGAAGATTCGCTTGGTTCCCCGCCAGTTGGTGGTGGCCCCCGGCAATGTCTTCCAAGCGGAAGTGTTGTTGAAATCTGTTTTGCGTGCTGGCAATGCCAACAACGACATCAACCCAGTTAAGTCTATCGGCTTGCTGGACGAAGGTGCCGCTGTTATCAGCCGTTTGACTTCAGCCACCGCATGGTGGGTGCAGACAGACGCTCCTGAAGGCATGAAGTTGCTGATGCGTCGCAAGTTGGAGAAGACGATGGAAGGCGATTTTGAAACTGACTCTATGCGCTACAAAGCGACAGAGCGTTACCAAGTCGGCTTTACCGATCCTCGTGCGATGTACGGTACGCCCGGCGTCTAAACCCAAGCGGGGGCTTCGGCCCCTGCGTTACTAAGGAGCAAGACAATGGCACAAACCTATTTTGGTTCTACCCTGCGTGCAGGTTCTGGCACTTTGACTGATACTGTGGATGGCGGCTTCGTCGTTATGACACAGACAACCACCGTGACCACTGCCGCCGCAGGCACTGCTACTAGCGCAACCATCACTCTTCCTGCTTCTTCACAAATCATCAGTTTTTTTGCTGACATGGTTGTGAATGAGGCAGTGGGTGCAGGAACTGCTACAGCAATTGCAATGACTATCGGCACAGCCGCCGCAGGCACACAATATGTGTCTTCGACTGATGTGTTTGCAGGTGGCCGCGCCGCCTTAACTTTTACAGCCGCACAGTTGCTTGCGATGAGCGACATTGGTACCAATACCTCTGTTGTGATTACGCTTGATCCTGACGGCACGATCGTTACAACTCAAGGTGTTATTCGCCTGACCGTTGTGTACGCTCAGAAAGTTTAAGGAGAGCAATCATGGGCCAATTCAAACCTATGGTCAAAATGATGACCACTGAACCGACCGTTGAGTTAAAACTCAAAAAGGGCGGTCATGTGAACATGAAAAAAGGCGGTAAAGCCGAGGCTGGTCACAAGAAAATGGCCGATGGTGGTGGCGCTATGGGCGCATTGGCAGGGACTCCAGCCTTAATTGGCCGTCCCGCTGTGAATGCACCTGTTCGTGCCCCCGGCAAGCCTTCGATGGCCTCGCGTCGCAAGGCGATGATGGCAAAGCCAGCAATGGCTCCCAAAGCGCCAATTGGCAACCCTGCCATGCCTTCGACACCGATGAAAAAAGGTGGCGAGTCTAAGGCAACGCACAAGGCTGAAATGTCGAAGATGAAGGGTCTTGAAAAAGAACTGAAGTCTCACGAGTCAAAGCCTGCCAGCAAAGGCCATAAAGGTCTGAAGTCTGGTGGTATGGCGACTGGCGGCGTTACCAACGGTCAAGGTGGTTACGCTAAAGGCGGCATCATCAACACCGAAGGCCAAGGCGGTGCGTATCGCAACACCAAGATGCACACAGCCAAGGCTGATCACTCACCTGCCACAACTGGCGGCGTGAAGGACGGCAATGGCGGTGGTTATGCTACTGGTGGCGTTGCAAAGGCAAACGGCGGTGGCTACCGTAAAGGTGGTTCCGCAAAAAAAGCCTACGCGACGGGGGGAACTGTTGATTCAGGTAAGCCCGTCGCGATGCCACAAGGTGCTAAAAAGCCTCCAACACCAGTAAGCATCAATCGTCTGGCAGGTACATACAAAAGCGGTGGCAAGGTAACCCCTGCCCAAGGCCGCTTGCAAGCAAACTTCAAAGCGGAAAACGCTACGGCCATGAAAGAGGCCAAGGCTGACACCAACTTGAAGTACAGCAAGTACCAGAAGATGGCTGATGGTGGTAAGCCAGTGGATTTGTCCAAAGGTGCATACGATGCTTCTAAAAAGCACAGTATGGAACTAGAAGACGCTTTAAATCCATTGAGCATGGTGAAGGAACTGGCTGGCAAAGCAAAGGACTACTTCATGCCCAAGGGTGAAAGTGTGACTAAGACCAAAGAGTCTGTAACGGTTGCACCAGTTACCAAAAAGCGTGGCGGTGGCGCTTGTTGAAAACGAGTGGGGGCTACGGCCCCCGCTTCTAATTGGAGAAGTAAATGTCAACATTGACAAATGTATTTGCGGCGCACGCTGATGCGACGGGAACAATTTACGCTGGCGCAACGAATCTTGCTGGGTATCAGTTATTGACTGGCGGCACTGCTGGTGAGATTGTGTTTCGCGATGGTGGAGCGTCTGGCACTGTTCGCTTGAGAGTAAACATTTCTGCCACGCCAACGAATCCTTTTTCTACGCTGTTGCCCGGCAACGGCATCCGCTTCAACACAAACATTCATGTCACCTTGCCTGCAAGTGCGGCAGTGACTATTTTCTGCGGCTAATCATGCCAAGCAAATCACCTGCTCAACATCGGTTGATGGAGGCGGTAGCGCACAACCCTGCGTTCGCCAAAAAGACAGGTATCCCTCAAAAAGTCGGCAAAGAGTTTGCCAAGGCTGATGAGGGCAAGACATTTAAAGGAGGCGGTCTCTATGCAAATATCCATGCAAAACGCGAAAGAATCGCTGAAGGCTCTGGCGAAAAGATGCGCCGAGTGGGTAGCAAAGGTGCGCCAACGGCTGGCGACTTTAAACAGTCTGCTAAAACGGCCAAAGTAAAATGAGCAAAAAAAAAGTTAATTTAGCAGTTGGTCGCGGAGAGAAGTTGCCTGTTGAAAAAGGTGCTGGATTAACAGCCAAAGGTAGGGCAAAATACAACCGTGAAACTGGGAGCAATTTAAAGGCTCCACAGCCTCAAGGCGGCGCTCGAAAGGACTCTTTTTGTGCCCGTATGAGTGGCGTTGTAGAACATTCAAAGGGGGACGCTCCACGCGCCAAGGCATCGCTAAAGCGGTGGGACTGCCCCGGTTGGTAAGGAACAAACATGGCGTATTCAGGAACCGTAGGTCAGACAGTCATCAATGTTCAAACATTGATTGATCACGGCGCTCGACGCTGTGGGAAACTCGCCGAAGAGTTGACCTCTGAGCAGGTTCTGTCTGCACGCCAATCGCTTTATTTCCTTTTGTCCGATCTAGGCAATCGAGGCATTCAATTTTGGACAATCACCAAACTAGTGATTGGCCTGACCCCTGATAAGTACATATACGACCTTCCAAAGGGTTCTATTGACCTCTGGAACACGCTGTATCGCACGATGAGCCGTCCAAGCGGGTCATACACCACTTCTGCTGGCGGAACCGTTGCAAACGCGTATGACGGCGATGTAGACACCATTTGCACGCAGACATCGACCAACGGCAACATTGCGGTCAATTACGGCGTTTCAAACCCCACCTACATTGGCTCAATTGGCTTTTTGCCTGCTTCCACTGGAACTTTGTCAATCATCTACGAATGGTCAGAAGACGGCGTGACATGGTCAACACTTGTTGATCTTGGCGCTGTTGCTGTTGTGGATAACGAGTGGATTTGGACTGACATTAAAGCAGGCCAGACTGTCCCGTACTATCGTTGCCGCGTCTACAACGGCGGGACGCTTTCTGTTCGCGAGTTGTACTTTGGGAACAATTCGCTTGAGGTGCAGATGTCTTCACTGAACCGTGACGACTACACCAACCTGCCAAACAAGAATTTCACGGCCAACCAGCCGTACCAGTATTGGTTTAATCGCCAGATTCCAAAACCTGAAATCTATATTTGGCCTGTGCCATCATCTGCTTTTGTGCAGATGGTTTGCTGGTACTCGCGCCAGATTGAGGATGTGGGCGCTTTGACCGACGAGTTGGAAATTCCACAGCGTTGGTATGAGGCTGTGCAGATGATGCTGGCTCATAAGATGAGCCTCGAACTGCCTCAAGTTGCGATGGATCGCATTGGCTATCTGGAGAAGATGGCCGAGAAGCACCTCTACATTGCAGAGCAAGAAGAGCGTGATCGCTCACCAATTTACTGGGCACCGAACATTTCGGTGTACACAGCGTAATGCCAATATTTTTAGACACAACAGGACTGACTTCAATTGCCATCGGCGTATGCGACCGATGCAAGATGAAACGCGCCTTTGTGCAATTGGGGCCAGACCCCAACTTCCCCGGCTTGCGGGTGTGCGACCAAGGGTGCAGGGATCAGTTTGACCCCTATCGCCTTGCCGCCCGTAAGACCGAGCGTATCAACCTGCGGTTTCCTCGACCTGATGTGCCTATTGGTGCTGGCGACAATTACCTGATGACTGGAAGTCAATCGATGGACGGCACAAGCCAGTTCCAGATTTCGACTGAGCAGAACACACAGACGCCTACATTGACTGGCAACAAAGACACGATTGCACCGAACCCGCCCGACAATACGAGTACATAAATGTCAGCACAAGTCGCCATAACCCAACTGCCAGCCGCTGGTGCCATTACAGGCACCGAAGCGGTTCCTATCGTCCAAAATGGCGTGACCGTGCAGACCACGACGGGCGCGATTGCCGCATCCCCGTCGCAGACCTATACCTACCTGACGGTCAACCAGACGCCCCAGTTGCCTAACAGCCGCTACTTTGGCGCGACCAATGGCCTGTCAATTACCGACGGCGGAGCGCAAGGACTCTTCAATATAAGCACCACAGGCGCTTTATTGTCTTTGGTGAACTCTGGTACTGGATTCCAAGTAAAAACCTCTTCTACGGCCATTACAGGCCGTTCTATAGCGGTTACTGGCACTGGTCTGTCTATCTCCAACGGCGACGGCATATCTGGCAACCCAACCATTGCTTTGGCGGGTCAAGTTTTGTCGCTGGCAAATTTAAGCGCAAATGGCTTGATGACGATCACCACGGGCGGTGTTTTGAACGCCACTTCAATTGTTGGCACGGCCAATCAAATTGGCATCGTGAATGGCGATGGCATTGGTGGCGCTCCAACGATTTCGATTGTGAGTGACGCGACGCTCCCCGGCACGGGTGGCGTGGTCATCCCCAAAGGCACGACTGGTCAACAACCTGTAGGTGTCAGCGGCCAATTCCGATTCAATACCACCACCAATCGTTTTGAGGGTTACATCAGTGGCTCTTGGTCTAACTTTGGTGTTGGCGACGGTACGGTGACCAATGTCAACGGGACGAATAACCAGATCAGTGTTTTGAATGGTTCGACGACTCCGATCATCAGTATTGCGTCCAACCCAGTGATCCCCGGCTCGGCCAGCATCACCATGCCAGTTGGAGCGACTGCCGCGCGACCTGCTGGCGTGAACGGTATGCTTCGCTACAACACTGATTTAGGTCTTTTTGAAGGCTACATCAACGGTGCGTGGCAAACTCTTGCCGCTGGCTCTGGCGTGACTTCTGTTGCCACAGGTACTGGTTTGCTCGGTGGCCCTATCACCTCAACTGGCACGATTGACATTGACACAACTGTAGTTGCCACATTGACTGGCACTCAGACGCTGACAAACAAGACAATCAGCGGCGCAAGCAATACGCTGACCAACATTGCCAACGCCTCGTTGGTGAACTCGACTATCTCTGGTGTGGCGCTTGGCTCTAACTTGAATGCGTTGACCATCGGCACAGGATTGTCTGGTACTTCGTACAACGGCTCTTCTGCCGTGACGATTGCCATTGATTCAAATGTTGTGACGCTGACTGGTACTCAGACATTGACCAACAAGTCTATGTCTGGCTCTGCTAACACATTTACAAATATTCCAAACAATGCGTTGACAAACAACACCATTGTTTTGGGAACAACCACCATTGCATTGGGTGGCACATCACTGACACCTGCTGGATTGACCAGCGTGACGGTGACCCAAAACCCAGTTGCGGCGCTTGACTTGGCGACAAAGCAGTATGTGGATACCTTGGTGTCTTCTGGAATCACTTTCCATGCGCCAGTCAAGTACGAGGTGCCTTCAAGCAACCTTAACGCAACCTACAACAACGGTGCGGCTGGTGTTGGCGCTACGCTGACCAACGCAGGTGCATTGGTTGCATTTACCCCTGACGGTACGGTTGCTTCGGTCAATGATCGCATATTGATTTACAACCAGACCAACCAAGCCCAAAACGGCGTCTATGTTGTTACAACGGTTGGTGATGGATCAACCGCATGGGTGTTGACTCGTGCATCTGATGCTGATACCTACGGACTGAAAAGCCCTAACAGTTTGGGCGAGGGTGATGCGTTCTTCATCACATCAGGAGCCACAGGCGCTGGTGAGACCTATGTCTGTAACACCGTTGGCGTGATCACCTTTGGCACAACGGCAATTACTTTTGTGCAAGTATCTTCGGCGCAAATTTATTCTGCTGGCACTGGATTGACGCTGACAGGCACCCAGTTCAGTATCAGCAACACTGCGGTGACTGCTGGTGCATATGGCTCTGCTACTCAGGTTGGAACATTTACGGTCAATGCACAGGGCCAGTTGACTCTTGCAGGCAACACGACTGTGACTCCTGCGGTGGGTTCTATCACTGGTTTGGGTACTGGTGTTGCAACTGCTTTGGCGGTCAATACAGGAACGGCTGGCGCTTTTGTGGTGAACGGTGGCGCTTTGGGTACACCAAGTTCTGGCACTCTGACAAATGCATCAGGGTTGCCTTTAACGACAGGTGTTACTGGTACGCTACCAATTCCAAATGGCGGTACAAACTCCACTGATGCCCCCACGGCTGGTGGCGCGGTTTATGGAACTGGAACTGCCTTTGCTTTTACGGCGGCAGGCACAGCAGGTCAAGTATTAACATCGGCAGGAACTAGTGCCCCGACATGGTCGGGCATTTCTGGAGGAACTTTCTAAAATGTCTCAAACAAATTACACCCCAATTCAGTTGTACCACAGCACAACTGCGGCGGCTGTCCCGATTGCTGGTAACTTAGCAAATGGCGAGTTGGCTATCAACATCACCGATGGCAAGATTTACTACAAGAACAACGCAGGCGTTGTGACGCTGTTTGGCTCTACTGGTGATGTTTCTAGCGTTTCTTTTGGCACGACTGGCCTGACACCTTCTACAGCAACTGGCGGGGCCATAACGGTCGCTGGCACGCTTGTAACGGCAAACGGCGGTACTGGTCTGTCTTCATTCGCTTCTGGCGACATCATGTACTACACCAGTGGTACAGCGATGAGCAAGTTGACCATCGGCACAGCAAATCAGATTATGACTTCTAGCGGTACTGCGCCGCAGTGGACAACTCTGACTGGTGTGGCTGTAACGACCTTCTCTGCTGGCACAACTGGCTTTACGCCTTCGACTGCGACCTCTGGCGCAATCACCTTGGCTGGTACTTTGGCGACCACCAACGGCGGTACAGGTCTGACATCGTTCACTTCTGGTGGTGCGGTGTATGCAACATCTACTTCTGCGTTAACGACTGGTACTTTGCCTGTGACTGCGGGCGGTACTGGCTTGGCTACTTTGACCGCTGGCTACATCCCTTACGGCAATGGCACAAGCGCATTTAGTTCAAGCGCTAATTTGTCTTTTGATGGAACTAATTTAGGTTTGGGTGGAACTACCAACACTTATGGTTCGCAAACAACCATAACATTATCTGGCTCAAATGTTTCACGAATTGACTTTAGAAGCAACAGCACATTTACAGGCACGATTTTAAGTTATCAATCCATAACGGAAGGTTTGCGTTTTTCAACTGAGGCAGGCTATCCAATTACCTTTTACCCCGCTGGAACTGAGGCGGGTCGGTTTACTGCGGCTGGTAATTTTGGCGTCAACACAAATTCACCAACCTCTGGATTGCAAACCAACGGCTCGTCTTCAAAGTCTGCTTTTAAGACTCCAAACATTGCCGAGGTGGATACCATCTCTGCAACTGCGGCGACTGGCACAATCAACTACGACATCACGACTCAGTCTGTTCTGTTCTACACAAGCAACGCAACAGCAAACTGGACAGTGAACTTCCGAGGTTCAAGCGGTACAACTTTGAACTCTGTGATGCAGACTGGCGAATCCATCTCTGCAACCTTCTTGGTGACTCAAGGTTCTACTGCATACTACAACTCTGCTGTGACCATTGACGGCACTTCTGTGACTCCGAAGTGGCAAGGTGGAACTGCACCAACATCAGGAAACGCAAGTTCTGTAGACTGCTATACCTATGTGATTCAAAAGACTGGTAGCGCAACTTACGCCGTACTGGCATCACAAACTAAGTTCGCATAAGGACAAAAGATGCCTCGTTTATCCAAAATTGGAGCCGCCGCACTTGCCGCCTTTGGGTGGACATCTGGCACATCTGCGGTAACTGCTAGTTACCTTGTGGTTGCTGGTGGAGGTGGCGGTGCAGGAGAATTGTCTTCAAATGCAGGTGGCGGTGGTGGCGGTGCTGGTGGTTATAGAACAGGCACAGCATCTTTAAACCCAACTCTTTCATACACGGTTACCGTGGGGGCTGGAGGAAATGGAGGGCCAGCAGGACAAAATAATGGTTCATCTGGTTCTGATTCAGTATTTAATGCTGTAACTTCTACTGGCGGTGGTTATGGTGCAACTAGATATACGGCTGGTGGTAATGGTGGTTCTGGTGGTGGTGGCGGTTTAGGTACTGGTAGTGCTGGAGGTTCTGGTAACACACCTAGCACAAGTCCTTCTCAAGGAAATAATGGTGGTAATGGTTTAGGCACATCTACTGGAGGCGGTGGAGGTGGTGCTAGTGCATCAGGCACAAATGCACCCGCTAACCAAACTGGCGGTAACGGAGGCGCGGGAACTGCCAATAGCATCTCAGGCTCAAGCGTTACCTATGCGGGTGGCGGTGGTGCGGGTGGAACGACTATTGGTACTGGCGGTGCTGGTGGTGGCGGTAATGGTGGAAACAATAGCAATGGCGTTGCTGGTACTGCTAACTTAGGTGGCGGCGGTGGCGGTGCTTATGACCAAAGTTCGGGTGGTCGTTCTGGTGGCAATGGCGGTTCTGGTATCGTCATCATCTCTTATGCTGGCGCACAACAATTTTCTGGTGGTGTTGTCACTTCTGTTGGCGGTAACACCATTCACACATTTACGACTTCTGGCACGCTTGGCCCAATCACAACGCTGTCCGCGTCTTATCTGATTGTTGCTGGCGGTGGTGGTGGCGGCGGTAGACGAGGTGGAGGTGGTGGTGCAGGCGGTCTTTTGACTGGCTCTGTAACCATCGACCCCAACTCAACTTATCTTGTGACCGTTGGCGCTGGCGGTGCTGGCGGTGTTGGAACGCCATCAACGGATAATACGGGTTCAAGTGGAACCAACTCGGCATTTAGCATGGTTGCAACTTCTGCTGTGGGCGGTGGTGCAGGCGATGGAGATGGCGAAGGCGCTGGTTTATCAGGCGGTTCTGGCGGTGGTGGTTCTGGTGGTGCTGGCGGTGCTGGCACTTCTGGGCAAGGTAACAATGGTGGAAGCGGGTCAAGCAGTGCGCCTAACTATGGTGGCGGTGGCGGTGGCGGTGCTTCTGCTGTTGGCACAAACGGAACATCAACCGTTGGTGGTGCTGGTGGCGCAGGAACTGCATCTTCAATTTCTGGCACATCTACTACCTACGCTGGTGGCGGTGGTGGCGGAACCTATCAAGGTGGAACTGCTGGCTCTGGTGGTGCAGGTGGCGGTGGAGGCGGTGGAACTGGCGGAACAGACAATAACGGAACCGATGGAACTGCTAATACTGGTGGTGGCGGTGGTGGTGGCTCTATTCAAGCCGACTCATCTAACAGGGCTGGTGGCGCGGGCGGTTCTGGCGTTGTAATCATCTCCTACCCCGGTGCAACCCAACAAATGGCTGGTGGTACTGTGACTATTGTTGGCGGCAATGTCATCCACACATTTACAAGCACTGGCTTCCTTGCGCCAATTAAGTTATCAACTGGCTCGTTGCGTATGCGTTCAAGCAACTCTGCTTATTTGAGTCGCACTCCAACTGTTGCTGGTAACCGTCAAAAGTTCACCATCTCCATGTGGGTGAAGCGGGGTGACTTGACTGCTCGTCAAGGCATCATTGCGGCTGGTACTACAAATTTAAGCAGTTTGCCCGGTGGCGCTATTTACTTTGACAATACGGCAGGCGGCAACGGAATCAGTATTATTGGTGCGGGCGGTACTTCGTACTCATTCACAACTACTCAAAAGTTTAGAGACCCTGCCGCTTGGTATCACCTTGTCTTTGCTTGGGACACTACGCAAGCAACAAGCACCAATAGATTTATTATGTATGTGAACGGTCTTCCAGTGACCTCGTTTGCATCAGCAACATATCCAACTCAAAACTTCAGCACAGACTACAACAACACAATTGTTCAAGGAATTGGCACAAGAACTGACGATGGCGCTCTTCCAGCCTCTCCTTTTGATGGAGAGATGACTGAGGTCTACATGATTGACGGTCAACAACTCGCCCCATCATCGTTTGGCACATTCAACTCCTTTGGTGTATGGCAACCCATCACCTATGGTGGCTCGTATGGTACGAACGGCTTCTACCTGCCTTTCAATCGTCAGGCGGTGAGTTTTGCGGGTTCATTCAACGGCTCAAGTCAATACTTGACTCCTACTGCGACAACTCTTTTTGACATCACATCAACCACTCAAACATTTACTTTAGAGGCTTATGTATATGCAACCTCTATAAATGCTTCTGGCCCACCAGCCTATAGGTTTACATCCATTCTTTCTAAAGGTATTGTGTATATTAGTTTTGGCTATACCGATGCTGGCATATTGCGTTTTTATATGTATAACGGAAGTGAAAATTACATCGATTCTTCCACAGGTATTGTTGTTGCTGGAAAATGGAATCACTTGGCTGTTGTATCCAATGCTGGCGTGGTCACCTTGTATGCCAATGGTGTGGCTGTAAAAACTGGCTCTTTGATTGTTCCAACTGGTGGCAATGGAAGTTCTCCAAAAATTGGAGCGGCTGATACATCACAAAGTGCTGATTATTTCAATGGACGCATGAGCAATTTGAGGATTACAAATACTGCTGTGTACACAAGCAATTTTGTACCCTCAACAAGCGCATTGACAGCAATCACTGGTACTCAATTTCTGACTTTGCAAAATAGTTCAATTGTTGACAACAGCACCAACGCATACTCCATCACTAACACTGGTGGCGTATCAACTGGTCAGACCTACCCGTTTGCTTATGGCATCTTCAACGACCAAGGCCCAGCAGGAAACAACTGGACACCATCAGGCATCTCTGGTGTGTTTGGTTCTACGCTTGACTACATGGGTGATGCACCAACGCTGACAAGTGCGACGGTGGCTAACTATGCGGTGATGAACCCGCTAGTTCCTAGCACAGGAACAAACACAAATGGTAATTTAACAGTATCAATTCCAGTCACAAGTGCTAGTCCTGCAACAATTTTTGCCAACACGGGCAAATGGTATTGGGAAGTTGTTTGGGTAAGCGGTGGTTTTTACCGTATTGGTGTTTGTAATTCTACTGGCGCTGGACAAGACTTTGGTGCTACTGCAAATGGCTGGTGCAAGATTAACAGCCCTGCAAGGGTTTACAACAATGGCTCTGCAACAAGTTACGGAACAGATGGTGCTGTAGGGGATACTTATATGGTTGCGTTAGACCTTGACGCAGGAAAAATTTGGTACGGCATAAATGGAACATGGCAAGCCAGTGGCTCTCCAAGCACTGGAGCAAACCCGTCACAAACATTTACGGCAAATCAAACCATGAGTCCAGCGGTGGCTTCTGGCTCTGGGACTCAAGTTTATAACTTTAACTTTGGTCAACAGCCATTTACATACACTCCTCCAAGTGGTTTCATTGCTTTAAACCTATACAACCTATAAGGAACAACCATGCCAACAACATATGCAATTCCTAATGGTCGTACAGCATTCCGCGCTATAACTTACACAGGTAATGGAGCGGCAAGTAGCAACACCACACAAAACATCACAACGCCTTTTTATCCTGACCTTGCTTGGGTAAAAGGTAGAGACACAACTTTTTACCATCGTCTCACATCAACTGGTTTGACTCAGCCAAATTATTTGGCTCCAAATGCTACTGATGCTGAATCATCTGGGCAAGACCAAATATCTGCTTTGGCAAGCACATATTTCCAAGTAAAAGCCTCTGGCTCTGGCGGTACAAATCAGTCTGGCTCTACTTATGTTGGATGGGCTTGGAACGCAAACAGTGGCACAACTGTATCCAATACAGCAGGCTCTATCACATCAACTGTAAGTGCAAACACTACTGCTGGTTTTAGCGTTGTGACTTATTCTGGAAACGCGACTGCTGGCGCTACTGTTGGGCATGGGTTGGGTGTTGCACCAAGCATGATGATTGTGAAGCGTCGTAACGCTACTGACGATTGGCGTGTTTACCATATTTCTGTTGGCGCAACACAATACATAGATTTAAATACAACAGCGGCGGCGGCTACAGCAACTGTGGTTTGGAACAACACCGCACCCACCAGTAGCGTGTTCTCAGTTGGAACTTCTAATTCAGTGAATGGAAGTAGTGGAACTTATGTTGGTTACTGCTTTGCCCCAGTAGCAGGATATTCTGCGTTTGGCTCTTACACAGGCAACGGCAGTGCTGATGGGCCTTTTATTTATACAAGTTTTAAGCCCGCGTTTTTAATGGTAAAACGCATAGACTCTACAGGTGATTATCCTATCGTTGATTCAGCAAGAGACCCATACAATGTTGCGCAATATGGTTTATATGCAAACTCAACCATTACTGAGTCTACTTTTGGAAGCCCAACTCCCATGTACGATTTTAATTCAAATGGATTCAAAATAAGAAACACATTTGCAAATACAAACGCATCTAGTGGAACATACATTTACATGGCATTTGCCTCAAACCCATTTAAATACGCAAACGCAGGATAAGGAAAACACATGAGTCATTTTGCAAAAGTAGAGAACGGCATCGTCACCCAAGTCATCGTTGCCGAACAAGATTTCATTGACACTGGCGCTGTAGGTCACGGCTGGATTCAGACCTCCTACAACACCCTTGGC